GGTCTGAACGCGATGATGTCATGCTGGAAAGATTAAAACAGGAGCGACCGGATATTGATTGGGATTTGGTGAGAGAAGATTGGAACGCAAAAATGGGCCACCGTCCTGAATATGTGTGGCATAAGAAGCGGGCACGAAAAAGCGGGGTGTATCTAATTAGCGCCGGGTCGGAGGGGCCAACAAAGATTGGAGTGGCTGCGGATGTGGAAAAACGGCGTTCGCAGCTTCAAACGGGGCACCCGTCACCGCTGGCGGTCCATTATGTGCTTTGGTTCAAGACTGCCGCGGCAGCATTCGCGGTAGAACGATGGTTGCTCGAAGAAGTGGATGCCTCGGTGCGATTAAGTGGCGAATGGATGGCAATGCGGCCTGATACTTTAAGGCAATTGATCGGGAAGCACGCACAGCGACATTTGGCGCAATATCTTTGCGCAGACGAGAGTGAGAAAAATCAATGAGCGAACTTCCTTATATGTCAGAACACGTCGCTGACGTAATGGCGGACAGCGACGAGTTGACCAACGAAGAACTCGGGGCATATGTGCGTCTGCGGCGGGCGATGTGGCGCGCTGGCGGCTATCTGCCTGCGAAGGAATTGCGGCGATTTGCTCGGGCCGGGAAGCGTTGGGGTATAATTGCCCCAATGATACTGAGCAAACTCACAATCGCGGAAGGGAAGGCGTCTTGTGCACAATTATTGGAATTGCTCTTGAGAACTCGCGAGCGCCGGCAGAAAGCAGCGGCGCGCGGTCAAAAGGGCGCCGCTGCGCGTTGGTCGAACGGATCAGCGGCGCTTCAATCAAGCGCATCTGTTGTACCTCTAAAACCCGCTAAGTCATTGATAAGTCCCGAGTTGGCTGTGCTTGAAGCAATGCGCGGCTCATCCTTGTCTGATGGCAATCAAAATCAGAAAAGTATAGAATCTAAGAGTCTGCCGAGGACAGAATCGAGTATTTTTGCGATGGGCGAGCGAATGATTGTAGAGCGCGTCGGAATTCGGGCGCTTGCGGCGCGGTCGCAGGTCGCGAAGTGGCTTTCGGCTGTCGGCGATGAAAACGATTTGGCTTCAATTCTGGCGAGTGCGGCCGATGAGAACCTGAGAGGCGCCCGTTTTGTGGCTGTAGTCGATCAGCGCGTGCGTTCTGCCAAGGAATGCCGTGAGAAAGGAATGCCGCTGCCTTTCGGATTTAGGCCCAACGTAGTGAGTAAGAAATGAAATTCGCCTCGGCGCTGCCTTTCACGGACCAAGAGCGCACGCACTGCCTTGATCTCAAGGCCGAGGCACAAAGCCGCGCCCGCCAGCGCGAGCACACGCGCCGCAAAGCCTGCCCGAGCGGCCAACGCTACGATCTGCCGCCCAATCCACAGCAGCGCGCGGTCGATCTACGCAAAGTCGGCGAGCGCGATTGACAACAAGTGCCCGAATCGCGCCTATTGGCATCCTTAAGGCTCCCCTCTGGTGTTGAGGCACTTGAACCGCTGCGGGGAAATCTCGCAGCGGTCTTTTTGTGGCAACCGGGAATCGTTTGGAATCGCAGGCTGTGAAACGTGGGACAGGAAATAACCGATCAGCCTTCACAATCGCGTGAACTGACGCGCGATCCCGCATTGCCGCTCACGAACGCAGCGGAAGAAACCTACGCCTTCGAGCGCGCTCTCGGCTACGGCATGCGTGAGGCGACGCGGCGGGCCGGGGGCAAGCCGGAAAACGGCACCGGCACCAAATGGGAAAATAAGCCGCACGTCCAAGCGCGTATCAAGCATCTGCGCGGTCTCGACGAGGAAATGCTGCGCGAGAAGCGCCGTCGCATCGAGGAACGGCTGAGCCTATCCGCGTTCATGGATATTTTTGAATTCGCGAAAGTTGGCGCGGACGGCGAGACGATCACGATCGACTGGAACAGCGTGAAGGATTCGCCGCTCGCGGTGGTGATTTCGGAATTTCGTTTCGACAAGGAATCGGGCGAACTTATTTCGTTCAAGCGCGACGACGCGCTGGCGGCGCTCGCGCAATTGCGCGACATGCACGGCTTCAAGGCGCCGGCCCGCACCGAACTGACCGGCAAGGACGGCGAGGCGCTGTCGCTTGCGGCACTTGTCGGCGCGTCAATGAAGGTCAAGACGGAAGCGGCGTGATCTCAATGAAGCACGAACACGTCAACGAATTCAATCGAGCGATCCGCCGACCGCGATCTTTGCTTGATTGGATTAGGTTTTGGCTATTCAAGGAATGAGCGATGCTGCACAATCGTCAGGAGCCGCAATTGGAGCGCGTCGGCGAGGTTTGCTGGCATACGAGCGAACCTGATGGCATTCCCGATGTCGGTTTGAGCGTTTACATCGGCCCACATGAGCGGCTGTACGTCGGCGAGATCAGCGACAAGCTGTTTGCCGATTGCGGCGGGGCAGAGCATTTTAACAGCGCCGATGGTTGGTTCCTGGTGCATTTCAAGAAAGACGCAACCGATCTCATCGCGAAGTGTGGCGATCAGATAAACGCGCAAGCTTTCGTCGAGCACGCCGCGTTGTGGTTGCGTTCGGCCGTGCATGGCTTTGAGCGAGTGCGTGAGCCAGCGTGACAAGCGACCTCGCCATCGACAGCCTGCGACGATGGCGTAGGCATCCGGCGCAGATGGTGCGCGAACTGTTCGAAGTCGAGCCCGACGCCTGGCAGGAGGAAGCCCTCGAAAAATTCCCATCGTCGCCGCGCATGGCGTTCAAGGCGTGCGCGGGACCGGGCAAAACCGCGGTGCTGGCGTGGATCGGCTGGAATTTCATGCTGACGCGCCCGCACCCAATTGCGGGCTGCACGTCGATCACGGGACCGAACCTCAAAGCGAATCTGTGGACCGAGCTTGCACGCTGGCGCTCCAAGTCGGCACTGTTGTCGCATGTGTTCGAGCAGACGAGTACGGTGATATTCGCCAAGGAACATCCGCGCACCTGGAAACTCGAAGCACGCACCTGGCCGACCGATGCCGACGCGACCCAAGTCGGTAACGCACTCGCCGGCTTGCATGGCGAATACGTGTTGTGGCTGCTGGATGAAACCGGCGATTATCCCGAATCGATCATGCCGACCTGCGAAAACATCTTCGCCGGCGATCCCATTGAGGCGCATATTGTCCAAGGCGGCAACCCGACACGACTCGCGGGACCGCTCTATCGCGCCTGCACGGTGGCGCGCGACATCTGGACGATCGTGGAGATCACGGCTGATCCCGACGACCCAAAACGCACGCCGCGGGTATCAGTTGAGCACGCCCGCGCCCAGATCAAGCAATACGGCCGCGATAACCCGTGGATTCTGGTTCGCATCTTCGGCAAGTTTCCGCCGTCGTCGTTGAATGCGCTGATTGGTCCCGACGAAGTTTCCGAAGCGATGGCGCGCACCTACAAGGAATGGGACATTCAGGGTGCGCGTGTGCTCGGCGTGGATGTGGCGCGCGAGGGCGACGACACCAGCATCATTTTCTCGCGTCAGGGTTTGCAGGCGTGGCCGATCAAGAAATATCGCAACATCGACTCGCTACAAGGCGCCGAGCAAGTCGCGCGGCGCTGGGACGAATGGAAGGCCGATGCCTGTTTCATCGACGCTACCGGCGGATTCGGCTGGGGCTGGATCGATCAGTTGCAGAATTTGGGCAAGGCACCCATCGCCGTGCAATTCTCGCACGAGGCGCACGAGAAAGAGCGATTCCACAACAAGAGAGCCGAGATGTACTTTGCCGCTGTCGAGTGGATCAGGCGCGGCGGCGCGTTGCCGCAATCGAATGAGCTATTGGCGGCGCTTACTCAAACGACCTACACGCACCGCGGCGACCGCCTGTTGCTTGAGGATAAAGCGCAGATCAAGGATAAGCTCGGCTATTCGCCGGACGAGGCAGATGCTTTCGTGCTGACGTTCGCGGCCCCCGTGGCGGCCACACGGAGCCGCCCACCTATTCTCCGCCAATCCACAGCCCAATACGATCCGTTCAAGGATATTGAAGGCGCGGTTGGGAAATCGTATAGCGCGTCATCGGCCAATTACGATCCGTTCGCTTGAAGGATACGCCATGAGCTTCCTCGCGCCGAGCATGCCTGCTGCCCCGCTACCGCCCCCACCGCCGCCCAATCCGCCAATTCTGGCATCGAGCCAGGTCCAAGGCGCAGGCGCGGCACAACGCGCGGCGGCAGCCGCGGCAGGCGGTGCCGGATTTGGTGGCACGCTCAAATCCGGGGCCGAGGGTGCGGCAAAGCCGGAAACGACGGGCGGCGGGAAAGAGTTGTTGGGGCAATAGATGCCCGCAGCCGCACAAGCCACCTACGAGGAAATGGGGCCGACGCTGCTCGCGCAGCAACCCGCAAACACGCCTGACCGTCCGCAAAAAGAAATGCAATACTGGGGCCGCGTGTTCGCGCATCTCGAAGCCCGGCTCGGAATGCTCCGCAACTGGCGCTATTCCTGGTGGGCTTACTGGTCTGTGCTGGCGCAGTTCTTTAACCCACGCCGCTACCATTGGGTCATCGTCGCGAACCGGATGTGGAAGGGTAGTCCCCTCAACGATTCGATCATCGACTCGACCGGCTTGCAATCGCTGCGCACTTGCGCCAGCGGCATGTGGTCGGGCCTTACGAATCCGTCGCGGCCGTGGTTGAAGCTCGACAAGGCGCTGCCGTGGATCGAACTCGACGCCGATGCGAAGTCGTGGCTCGAAGATAGCGAGCAGCGCGTCTATACGGTGCTTGGGCAATCCAACTTTTATACCGAGATGGCGCAAGGGTTCGAGGACCTGTCGCTGTTCGGAACCTCGCCGCCGATCATTTATGAAGATGCCGAGGATGTAATTCATCTTTACCTGCCGTGCGCGGGCGAATACTACCTGGCCTGCGGAGCGCGCAACGAGGTCGATACGCTCTACCGGGAATTCACGTATACGGTCGCTGAGATCGTGGAATTCGCTTCGTTGAAAAACTGCCCGCAGCAAGTTCAGAAGCAGTGGGAGGAAGGCGGCGCGTCGCTGGAAATCGAGTACGTTGTGTGCCACGCGATCGAGCCCAATTTCAAACTTTCCGGCAAAGGCCGCACTGAGGGGCCAGACGAGATCGCGTTCGTTCCCGACATTTTTACCTGGCGCGAGGTCTACTGGCTCAAGGGCATCAAGACGCCGCAGCCGCTTTCCAAACGTGGCTTTCACGAACAACCCTTTATCGCGATGCGGTGGTCCAAGGTCTCCAACGACGCCTATGGGCGCTCGCCCTGCATGGATGCGCTCGGCGATAACAAACAGGTGCAGCTAGAGACGCGGCGCAAGGCGGAATTCATCGAGAAAGGTATCCGGCCGCCGATGGGCGCCGACGTGTCGTTGCAGAACCAGCCTTACTCGATCATGCCGTCGCAGGTCACCTTCATGAACACCGCGGGCGGCGGCGAGAAAAAGTTTTTTCCGCTGTTCGAGCCCAACGCACAATGGCTCGCCGGCATCACTGCCGATATCGACAAAGTGAATGCGCGCCTTGAAAAGTGCCTCTTCGTGGACGTGTTCATGGCGATCACGCGCATGGAAGGCGTGCAGCCGCGCAACGAGTTGGAATTGACCAAGCGCGATCTCGAACGTTTGCAGGCGCTCGGCCCCGTGATCGAGATTGTGGAAAGCCAGTTGTCGATCGCGATCCGCCGCGTGCTGCAAATCCTGCAACGCCGCCGGATGCTTAAACCGATACCGGCGAGCCTTGCCGGCGTGCCGCTTAAAATCTCGTTCACGTCGATCATGCGACTCGCACAACGATCTGCCCAGGCCGTCGCGATGAAGGATATGTTTGCGACGCTCGGCGAATTGTCGTCGGCGTCGAAAGCAGCGGGACTGCCCGATCCGCTGCGGCGATTGAAGCTCGACGATGCCGCAGTCGAGTATGGCGACGTCACAAACTTTCCGTCGCATCTGTGGTGGACGCCGCAGGAAGTCTTGCAGCACGACCAGGCGCGGGCCAAGGCCACGCAACAGGCGCAGATGCCCCAACAGGCCATGGCCGCAGTGCAAGCCGCCAAGACGCTTTCGGAGACCTCGACGGGCGGTGGCAATGCGCTGTCGGCGTTAACCGGCGGCGGTGCTGCGGCGCCAGCGGGAGCGCCCGCATGACCACGCTTGCGCTTCCCCAGCAACAGAAGCCCAAGCGCCGCGAGTGGGCACCAACCGATGAACTCACACGCAAACAGGCATCCGCTTATCTCGAAGCCATCGGCTATCCAATGACCGTCCGCGCTCTCGAAAAGCGCGCGTCGAACAATAACGCCGGCAACGGGCCTCCGTTTGTTCGCAAGTCGTGGAAATGCGTGCGCTACGTGCGTCTCGATCTCGACATCTGGGCGGCGGCGCAGCCGACGCGGATCGTCTAAATCGCGCTTTTCCAAACAATCTATTGCCCTAGCTTGCCCTGGATTGCCCTAGGCCCTTGTAGCGAATCCAAAGCCGTTGCACTCATCGCGCATGGGTGATCTCACCGAACGCGAAATCTTCGACTGTCTCGAAACGAGCTTCCGCGAAGCCCGCGAGGAAGCCGAAAATCTTGCACGGTCGCCGCGCCGCGGTCCCCATTACAAGAATTTCCGCGACAAGATTCGTCTGGTCGAAGGTGCCTGTCGGCAGGCGAGCTATTGGCGTGAGGATACGCGGTGGCTCGACATCGCGCAGTGGTGCGGCGTCGTCCACAAGCATTGCGGCGAGTGGCTTCGTGGCATCAAGGTCAAGGGCGGCCCCCGCGTCAAGATCGCCGAAGGCCAGTTGCATCCGCTGTTCCTGCGCTGCGCCGCCCGCCTCGAAGCCGCGCGCCTGTGGACCGTCGAACTCCGTGATAAGGCGACCGGGCACGTCGGCATGATTCTCCCGACACCTCTTGCCGGCCCGCATCGCGATATGCGGCCGGTCGGATGGAACAGGACGCCGTCCGGTCTGATTCTCCCCGCCGCCGCAGGGATGCAATGACCGATGAGCCTAAGCCTCCAAACGAGGAAGATGACGACGACGGCGCACCGGCCGAACAGCCGACCGTCGATGCTTCTAACAAGACGACCCATCGCTCCGCACAGATCAAACGTATTGTCGAGGCCGAGCAGGTCCGCCGTTTCTGGTCGAACGCGCTGCGCGATCCGGTCGGCCAGCGCGTTCTTTGGCAGTTGCTCGCCGATCTCCACACTTTCGAGGAACGCTTCGCTTGCGGGCCGAACGGTTTTCCGCAGCCGGAGGCTACTTGGTTTGCGGCCGGCGAGCAGGCGGTCGGCTTGCGGCTTCATCGCACCTTCGCGCGCCATGACCGCGAGGCGCTGTTTGCCATGCACGACAAGTTCGATCCCGCTTTCGCTCAACCGAAACCGCCGCGCCGGAAAAGGCCCGAATAATGGCTGACGAAAAACCCGTCGCGCAATCTATCCCCGCGGCCGAGACGCCCGCCGTCATCCCGGCGTCCGACGCACCCGCGGCTGCCGCAGCACCTTCCCTCCCTGCGGCAAGCGCCGAACCGGCAGCGGCGACGCTGCCCGCCTCAACGTCGTCGCTTTTGCAGGAAGCAAGCGCCGATCTCGCCGCAAAGACCAAAGCACCTGAGACGAAAGCTGCGGAACCAAAGGCCGCCGAAAAACCGGCCGAGGGGAAAGCCCCCGACACGGCAAAATCGGCCGAGCCGGCAAAATCGGCCGAGCCGGCAAAGCCGACCGAAGCAGCGGCGGCGGAGCCGGCAAAGCCCGAAGTCCCGGCGTCGGTCGAGTACAAATACGCCGTCCCCGACACGATCAAGCTCGACGACAAAACCAAGGCCGAACTGTACACGGCCTTCGACGAATTTCGCGCCAATCCCGCCGAGGGCGCGCAGAAGCTCATCGACCTGCACAATCGCTCGATGCAGCAATACGCCGAAACGGTCGCGCAAGAACAGCGCAAGGTATTCAACGATTACCGCGCCGAAAATCGCAAGGCGATCATGGCCGATCCCGTGCTCGGCGGTTCGGGTTTCAACACCACCAAGCAAGCGGTCGCGCGGATGCGCGATCTGCTTGTGCCCGCGGACATGCTCGCGCCGCGCAAGTTCGACGATGGCTCGCCGCGCCTCTCCATAGCCGATGAATTCTTGGAAACCACAGGGGCGGGCGACCATCCGGTGCTTTGGCATATCCTGCACAATGCTGCGCGCTATCTCGATGAGCCGGCGCCGCCTCCACCCAATCCGCGCCCGACGCCGGATAACGGCCGCCGCGGGCCTCGACGGCTCCGCGACACCTACGACCATCCACGATCCGGCAACGGACAAACCTAACCACGGAGAACGCTTATGGCGACCGGCTCTTGGCCCACCCTTGCTGAC